GCAATAATACCGTTACTCTCACGAGTTCGGATATTGGGTGTTATGCTCCACCAAACAGTGCAAATCCGAACTCTGTGTTCTTCATAAAACACACTTTTGGGTTTGTTTACAAGATAGAGAACGCACGATAATCGTGCGTTCTTTTTCTTTGCCACGGGAGTGGTCTAAGTAGTCAAAGTAGTTGTTTTTCGGTTTTTGCGTGTAACTTCCTCTAAGTACGCGCGTATTAAGCGAAAGTTTACGCAAAAACCGATTTTTAACTACTTAGACTACTTAGGCGGGGTCAACTCAACTCTTTTTCAGTTCAAGGACAGCGGACTCAATCAGCTTGTCAATGGTGTCGGAGTCGAGCTTATAACCCTTGCTGTTCAAGTATTCCAATACATAGGCTTTCTTCTCCGCGCCACGCCCTGCGCCGTTGTAAATCATCTCAGCGGCTTCGACCGCAACCTTTGTCCACGCCTTGATTTTCTCGAACTTCTCAGCGTCCACTTTCTCTTTCAGATAGGGGATAAGGAAAGTGGTAATGACCGCTACGAGCAGAGTGATAACTGCGGAAACAACATTGGTAATGTCAATCATGGTGATACCTCCTCAATAATTTTCAGAAAAATGTGTGTCGTTAGGTGTAACTTTGTTTTGCTTCATCAGCTTTATTCGGTTCTCGACCTTTGCCTTGGAGTAATAAAATCCTGTTCCCGTGGCAACTTCGGCGGCTACTGACGGTATGAGGTAGGCAAGCGGCGTGAGGTCGAGAGTACGCCAAATCATTACCATTGTAAAGCCGATAACGACTGTGTTGATGATACCCGCCGCAATGAGTATCTTTTTGGAGAACTCTTTCGGCGGCTTTTTCTTTACCCTCCGCATACCGTCAGACCTCCTTTACGCTTTTGTGAAAGTGCTACGGTCAACCCAACCGTAGACCGTACACCCGCCGCCCATATTGACAAGATGGTACGGGTGCTTGCCCTTGGCGTAGATTTGTGTAATCTTTGCCTTACCGCCCTTACAGGACACCTCTCTGTCGCTGTTAGAGCTTGCGTAGTGGACTTTTCCAGTAAAAGAGACATAATCCCCTACCTGCGGTGTCCACACGCTCTGAGAGGGCGTAGAAGCGGCAGAAACAACACTCAGATATTGCGTGTTGATGGGACTGCAAATCGCGTTCTTTCCGTCCTCAGACTTGTCGATAACCGCCCTGTCACCGCTGACCTCACGGACAATCCATTTCTTGTTCTTGACCCAACCGGGGATTGCCTTGCCGTTGTAATAGGTCGCGCCGGAGAGGATTTTGACGGTATCACCTGCCTTGACGGAACTCGTCACAGAGGGCGTAGGCTTGTCCTCCTTGGCAGGTGTGTCAACAGTCGCTCCGAGCCGCTTGTTGACCTCTGCGGCAATCTCCCTGTGACGGTTGTAGAGGTAATCGCCGGGGCAGGACTTGTTCGCATAATCTCTGTGTACGGTCATGTTACAACCGTCCAAGTGATTCATACGCTTGTTCTTGTCCGTAGACCATACCAATTTCTTGATACCGTTACGGCGGCAAATGTCGGTCACGAGGTCGAGCATAGCGGCGTATGCCTTGTTGTTGACCGCGTAGGGGTGCTTGGTGTCGCTTGCGACTTCGATGGTGATAGCGCGGTTGTCGTTCGCGGCACTGGAAGTACACCAAGAGCGGTCTTTCTCCTCGACATACATACCGATTTTGCCATCGTACCCAACACCGTAGTTGGAGCTTGCCTGTCGGGAAGTCGGGGCAAAGACATTGCCGAGGGTTTCCACGGAACACTGTCCTACGACACAGTGAATGGTGATGGTGTCGATTTTGTTCTTACGCGGACTCGTCTTGTTAGGCGAAATCCGAGTGTAGCTCACGAGTGGACTGTTACTCATCTTCATCGTCCCCCTTTCCATTGCTCAGTTCGTCCAACATTTCGGGCGTAACTACATCGTGGGTGTTCTTTTCGTCCATAGATTATTCCTCCTTGTCCTTGAGCGAAAGACGCTCTACCTCTTTCATTATCTTTTCGGCAGTACCGTTTCCACCCAATTTTTTATACGGTAAGTATAAATAATCGTGCAGATTTTCATATTCGTCTTTGGTGATATACCCTCTCCGAATATAGCTTCCTCCGAGGTGGCAAATGCGGTCGTGTCCGAGACCTTTCAGCATTTGCCCCTCTGTACTGTCTTTTGTTTTCTTACTCTGAATAAGACTCGTGAGGAACGCCCAAAAGCCAGTGCTTGCAAAGACCGCCCCCACAATACTGATAATCAGTGTGCTTTCAGAAACCATGTGGTTAATTTCCTTTCTGTTTGAATGTGAGGATTTACATGACCTCCCAATCCTTATCGTCCCATGCGGCGGTTACACCAGTTTCTCCCACCCAAACCTTACGAACTCCATCATGGGTGTAAAAGCCGTTGGTAATGAGAGTCATATTCTCCTCCCACACAAAGGGGTTGTCAGCAGTACCGACAGGGTTCTCCTGCGCTTGATATTCCTGCCGAACCAGTACCTTGTTGACAAAGTAGTTCAGCCAATCAAAGCCGATTTTGTCCGACTGCGTAACAGAGGTAGTGATACCTCCCGCCGCTTCCACGGTGTCAACGATTTTCTGATTGCTGTCAATCTGTTCCTTGAGCTTTTTTGCACTCTCAATATAAAGCTGTGCCATTATCTGTTCACCTCCAAAATCTCAAGAGCCGCTTTCATGTCCTGCACAATGCTTGCACTCTCATTGACTTCAAGCGTCCTGCCAGTGATGAGCCAATCGCTAAGATTGCTCTCAATATCCTCCTGCAAGCCCTCACGGTCTTTCAAAAGGAAAGTGTACTCATCGTACTCAAACATGGTGACAGAGGTTTCCGTCTGCGGGTCGGTCTCTGTGACCTCCTTGATGTTCTCACGCAGTCTGACCTCCACATACCCCTCCAAGGGCAGGTATGTCTCCACGGACAGGGTTACTGGGGAAATGTTTCCTCTTACTCTCATTTCTGACTACCTCCTTTAATTTCTTGATGTTGACCGTATCGTAATATTTCTTTTTCATACCGAGCGAGTCAGTATGCTTGAAACAGGAACACCGTGACAGGAAACCTGCCGCCATACGGAACGATACGACTCCGTTTCGTTTTTGGATTTTCTGAATGTGGCGGCTTTGTCGCATAAGGGCGAGAGCGCGTCTTTTTCGTATGGTCGTAACCTTAATACCAAAGCACCGACCTACAAAATCAATCTTTCGCCCTCTGCGGTGTGTCCTGCTCTTACAGTTTCGTTGAATACGAAATAACTGATAATCGTGCTTTATCTCCAAACCAAGCTCCTCAACGAAAGCTATGACTGCGTAGAGGGCTTTTCGGAGTTTTCTCTTGTTACTGTCAATCAAGACTAAATCATCGGCATAACGGACATAATAGCGTACACCGAGGGTCTGCTTGATGAAGTAATCCAGTGGTTGTAGATAAAACTCTGCAAGCCACGGCGAGGTGTAGTTTCCAATAGGTATTCCGTGTCCGGGTTGTGCCGAGTACGAGTCGATTACCACATGGATAATACCCAACGCCTTTTTATCCTTGATTTTCCGACCTAAAAAGGTTTTCAGTTTGTCGTGCGGGATTGACGGATAGAACTTGTGAATGTCCATCTTCACGCAGTATTTCGCGTGTTTGATGTCTCTTACGGTTGCTCGCTCTACTCCCTTGGCGGCGCGGTCAATGCCCCTGTTGGGGATATTCGCGCAACTCCAATGATAGGAGGATTTCATAATGAGCGGTTGTAGCACCTGCACGATTGCATGGTGAGCGCACTGGTCGGGATAGAACGCCGGAATCTGCAATTCCCGCTCCTTGCCCGACAGACCGTCCTTTATGATACGAGTCCGATACGGAGAGATGAAATCTAAACGAACCAACCGCTCAGACAGGTCTTTTGCGTAGAAATCCAAATTGTCTATGACTTTCTGAACATTACTCCGCTTTTTCTTGTGCTTCGCGGCATTGATAATAGCCAGTCTGCAATTTTCTTCTGAAACTATCTGTTCGTATAGGAAACCAATTCTTTTCATGCTTTTGTTTCTTATAGGGCGTTCAAGAGACTTACTAACCCTATCCCTCCAAACTATTTTTTACCAATGGGTACGGCGAGACAGTATCTTGTGTGGGTTTCTGCTGTTTAACAAAAGTAGGCGCGACCCAATGTTCGAGTTAGAATTGGACGAGTCATTGTTCAAATTAGCCGTAAAGAGACCGCATTTCGAGCCATTGTTCCAATTACCGCCGTGTTTGAAGACGCGCTTTTACTGTTCGCCTTATAAAGTTCTATCTGTTTTGTATCGACCCACTTACGCGGGGGAGGTAATCCCCCGCACCCCCTCAAGAGGGGATATAAAGCAGGCGCGACCCAATGTACGAGTCAGAAGAGGACGAGTCATTGCTCAAATAAGCCGTAAAGAGACCGCATTTCGAGCCAAAGATCCAAGCACCGCCGTGCGCGAAGACGCGCCAACCCGAACTCGACCAACAAGCGTCACAATCGTAGGTTGTTTCGCTACCACTACCTGCGGCAGACGGGAGCATGACATGAGGATTGCTACCCGTATCAATCCCCTCCTGCGTGATATAGCTATTCGACCAGTTTGTTGCTCCCTTAAAGGAGAGGGCGGTGTAGTTCGTAGTGGTATCGTCCGCGTACTTGGACGGGTCATTGCACACATAGTAAGTGCCGTTGTTCCAGTTGACACCATCGACCCATTCCCATACATTACCCCACAGACCCTCGATACCGCGCCAAACCACATCAACCTTACCGTCTGTTCCGGCAGGTCTACCCGTGAGACCACTTACATTATTGCAAGTGCCTGTACTGAGGGCAGAACTGTTACTGTCACAGTAGCCGCGCCCAATGACAGATTGCACATTGTTGTTGGCAAATTCCACGAGAATCAACATCTGAATCGCGGAGAGCGCGGCAATGTCGATAATGCCCCAACCCGTACCCTTTGCTTTTGCGTTGGAACGCATGGTCGCTCTCGTCTGATTTACCAACGGGCTTACGCCGGAAGCGGACTTGTTACCACTCGTGGTCTTATAAGCACCCACATAGATATAATCCTTTGTCACACTGCCGTGGTTGAACGCCGGGTGAAGCGTGAACCCGCTCGTGGCTTTATCTGCAATCTTGAGATATTCCACATTTCCACTACGGTAACGGCGATACCAAAACTTAGGTATTTTCACCATCACATCTCCCGTGGATAGGGTTTCACGGACAATGCCGCTCCAAGGGTAACAGTTGTTGAAGTCACTCGAACCTGCCGTTGTGCCTACGGTGGCTTTGGCAGTCTTACCGACAGCAGAATCCGTTCTCGCCCAAGCGGGAGAGGTAGCAGTAATGTCACGACTGATACCATAAATTTTCACGAAAGACAGTTCCACACTACGAGACTGCCCGGAGGAAGTGATAGATACTGACTTAGAGTCTGTATCAGAGCCGGAAACTGCCTTTACTGTCCATGTGCCGACATTATGCACTTGGAAAGTGTGATTGCCGGAAGTATTAGGGGCGGTGTACTTTGTACTTCCGCACTCACAGGTACAGGTCGCTCCTGCGGGATAAGTAACGGCAATCGTAGCCGTGAAGTAGTAGTAGGTCGCGGTGTAGTTCGAGGTCGTACCTGCCACAGAAACTTTCGGCGTAGTGTTATCCGGCTTGCTGTACCCGTCCTCCGCTCCATACTCAATATGATAGGTATGACCGATAGGAACTACAAAGGAAGCTGTTTTCTTCGTTTTAGTGAGCGTTGCCGACTGCGTAGACGCGGACTCTGTTTCATCGACACAGGTGACTACCACACTGGAAAACGCGGAATCATCGTCAATAGAAATGGTGACATTGGCGATTTCTCCTGCGGCGGGGGTAGCGTCCGCTCTGTTTGCCGCATTGCTCGACAGGTTGTAAACACCCTGTACAGAATACGGAAACGCGGAGAAATAATACTTTTTACCCTTGGTGAGTCCGCTCACCGTAAAGGGTGTGTTGGCATACGCACCGAGATTGGTGTTGTTTACCACGAGCGTTCCCTCAGAGGGCTTCGCAGGATAACCAGTATCGCTCATGCGAATCATTACACCGCCCACGGAACAAATCAGATTGTTGTTTGCGTCATAGCTGTCGGCGGGTTCTTGAAACTTCAAACCGATACTGGTCGCGGAAAGCGAGTATGCGATAAAGCTCCTCATGTTGTTCGGGGCTTGCCCGATTTTCTGCAACAGACTGTCAACAGTCCATTTTGCTTCTGCCCAAGACATTTACACTACCTCCTCTGTGATGTTTAGACCGTCTGCACTGAATGTGATGGTCTTAGTGTTTACGAGGGAATAACTTCCGTTTGACTCTTTCTTGTAGAGCTTTTGCGTGATAACTGTATCGGAAGTGAACACGGTTTCGATTTTCTTGTTTCCCGCCGAGTCGATTTCCGTGATGGTCTTCCCATCGGCAGAGAAAGTAGTTGTGCGGGGGTCAAAACCGTCCGTTTTGGTGTCGAGAGCGGTAATCTGATTTTGCAGATTTCCGGCAACATCTTCTCCAAGCTGATTCTTGACGAACTCGAACCAAGTTGTAAATAGTGCCTGTTGCTGACTCTCAAAAGTGTCCATTTCCGTGCGGTAATCGGTTTTAAGGGAGTTAATTACATTGTCTCCCTCCGCTTCCAAAGCAGTAATATACGCGGTAAAACCGTCCTGCTTGGAGTCCGCTTCGTTCTCAAAAAGCCCTTTCTGTGTGGTAAAATAGTTCTGAAACGCTTCATACAGGTCAGAACCGTTCTCCACCATCGACATAAGGGTATTGAGAGCTTCGTTCATGCGGTTTGCGTCCCTCGCCCCAAAGAACGAGGTTTCCTTGTTACTGTACGCAGTTACATCTTGGAACGATACTGTACCGTCCTCATTAGTGATGGTGTTGTATCGTTTTAGACCGCTCCACACAGCGTCCGTATAATTTACGGGTAACAGTTCCCAAGACATTTACAGGTCTCCTCCTCTCATTCCAAAATTCCAAGTAAACATTCTTCTCCCCTCAGACTCATTGGTAAGCCTGTCGTAGAGGTCAAGTATGGCGCGTTCCAACCGATTCAGCTCTGCAAAATCCATTGTGTTACCGTTTGCTACATAGGTCGGAGGGTTGCCATACGACCTCTTGAGAGTTTTGTTGTTGATGGTTTTCAGATTTTCCTCAAGCTGATTGATTTCATCAGCATAGAAGTAATCCGAATAGGTACGGTCAGCACCAAGAGAGACGATAGAGAACTCATCATACATCTTGAGAGCCAACTCCCGCAGATAAGTGAGATTGTTCTTGATACGGTTGAAATCGACCGCGTTGAACCTGTCTCCCGTATATACCCCATCAGTAGGGTTTGTGACTCCGTACCAGTCTGTTTTAGGCGTTGTCCATGCCATATCTTAACCTCCTGTCCTACGAGCCGTGACCTTACCCGCAAAGCTCTGATTGAAAATGACGGTGTGTCGGTAGATGTTGACTTTCATATCCGACTGGAACTCGTTCTCTTGGTAAACGATGTCATTTACATCAATTTCGGGATTGCCGCGAGTATCGTACTCGTACTCAATGCCGGACTGATAGTAGTCACCGAGCCAGTCAGCGAGGTCTTGCGCCATCTCCATATCGGAAATCAGCGGGTTTTCCCACTTGATGGTCTTGCCGCGATTGTTGAGCGTCTTGGTGGCGTACCGCTCCACGATTTTGTAGCGATACCCCGAAATTTCCAAGCGGAAAGTACCTGCGAGAGTGAACTTGACCTTGATATAGTAGTTGCCCGACTCCAAAATGGTAACACCGCCAGACTGGTTTTCCAGTGCGGCAGAGAAACCGTAAGAGGGTTCGCCCACAAAAAAGGTCTCCACATCACCCACGGTAACTGTGACTTCCTCACTCACGAGATTTTCCTGCTGATTGCCCGTTTGATAACTGTAACAGGGCACGACAACCTCTTTCACAAGCTCCTGCTTGATAGCTTTCGGGGAAGATGTCATATCGGTACGAGTCATAGTGAAATCGGTGATGTCACCAAAGCTGAAATTGTTCAGCACGATACGACTATACGGTTCGGCGGTCTTTGTGAACTCGATTTTCATAACATCAAAATCGTCAAAGTCCGTGTGAATGACTGTGTTCTTGCTGATTTCGTCCGCTCCGACCTCGTACTCTGTCACAAGCGTTCCGTCATTGTAGGTGCGGATTGTGAAAGCGGCAGGAATGGCGTGTCCGAATGATAGCTTTACGCCGTAGTACATACACGCGACTTCCTGTGTGATAGTGATAACTGGGTTCGTGGTGAATGTTCCGTCCGCTTTGGACTGTACCGCCGAGACAAAGCCCGTGTTAAGCGTAGCATTGCCGAAATTGCGGGGCAGAAAGAACATAGACCCGTCAGCCGTGGTGTAGTTTTGTGCAAAGGTGGCATACTCGTCCTTGGCAGTACCGTCCATAATCTTTTCGACATTGGAGTAGGTCGCTTCCGCGTTCGCACTCGCCGCCGCTTCTGGGATAAAATTGGACTTTATCTGTATACCGCCCATTCTCGTTTGAGACAGTACACACCGACAGGCATTGGCGATAATCTGTAACGCTTCCTTATGCTGAACACGGGGAATGGGGTTCTTGCTTTTCAGATTTTTCAGTTGCGGGTCGATATAGTAATCGGTCAGTCCTGCGTCATTCATAACCTCCACCGCCAAATCGTAGTAGCTCTTACCCGCACTCCGATACAGTCCCTTGTAGAACTCAGCGTCCATACTGCGGAATACATCTTGGCAACGGATAGTGGCGGTGTAATCGTCCGACTCCCACTCTGAACACAACAGGCGGTTGCCCCTAATCCACTCAACTTCCCCCGTAGGAAGCTGATAGCCATAGTAGATTTCCATTTCCTGTCCTGTCTCAAGGAAGTTGATAGCCGATTTCGGGTTGTCTACATTAAAGTAGTGGTCGTAGTTCTTGAGTTGCACCGAGAAATCAATCTGCGGTACATCTGCCCCAATAGGGGAAACATAGCTCTCAAGGGAAGAAGCCATTACGGAGTCATTGTAGTACACGAGACCGTAACCGAATCGGATAGAGTAGATACGCACCCGACTATGGGGGTTCTTCATACTGTAAACGACCAGTTTCACTGAGGTCGTATTTGTTAGCACTTCTTCGGTGCTGAACAGCCCCTCCGTATTATTGCGAAACTCGACAACCTGTCCGCTACTGCTCACCAAATCGAAATTCACAGGGTAATTCTCCCCGAAATTGATAGTAATACCCTTGAAGTCAGTAGCCGGAACATTGAGGTTGATAGTAAGCTCAAACTGTGCCGCTGTGAGGAGCTTGTCGCTGATAATGCCCGTGTCGAGGTAGGCGTTGGAAGCGTTCTGCCTTGGGAGAAAGAACATCGTCCCGTCTACCTTGGTGAAGTTTTCCTCAAGGGTGGCATAGATTGTATCGTCCGTTTTTTCAGACAGGATATTTGCCGAGTTGGAATAGTAGGTGAAATCACCCTGCTCGACCTTTGCTTTCGCCTGTGCTTCTTGATTGAGCAGACCGAACGAAATCATAATATACGCTCTCTCGCGGAGAGAGGATTTCATGCTTTCTTTATATGCTTTTGAAACTTTCTGCATAAAATCCCCTCCTTACTCTCCGCAGTCAATCAAGTTCACCTTGCAATTTCTGTAATGTGTCGGTTTCCCGTTCTCGTCCACCCAATACGGTTCTGCGGTTCTATCACCGCAGTACATTTTGATGGTCTTGAGGGAGTTCGTCACAGGGTCGGTGAATGTTACATATACAAAGAAGTGACTCAGCACATTCAATATTTGCGCCCACTGGTCGGCAGTGAGCCAAGACCACTCAAGACTGTCAATCTTGTACTGGTCTCGACCCACACGCTGACCGACTACCGAACCGTTGGCGTTTCTACCTGCGTCCACTACGGTAGTCACCGTGGGGCGTACTCCTCGCTTCGGGGGAGGTAGCTCGTAACCGTTGATTGCCAAATAAGCCATTCTCACCCCTCCTTATCGTGCGAATACATAGCCGTTGGCTTTTTTCTGAGTAGTAACCGCGTCATTGACAACACGGTTGCCAATCTGAACCACGGTCTGTTCCTGCTTATCAGCCTGTCGGCGCATATCGTCTGCCATCTGAGACAGCGTAGGTTCGATATACTCTCTGTAAAACTCCTCCATGCCCTCCTTGAAACCCGTTGCGGTAACGGTGCTGTGCGTTGCTACATCGGCAGACACAGACTGTGCGAACGAGTCACTGTTGTAGTATTTCAGAGCCGAGGTATCGACTGCAAAGCTCATTGTCGGACTCATGCTCGAAAACGAGTTCGCCCAATCCGTCACAACGCCCTTTGTCGTACCGCCGAGATTGCTGATACCGAGGTTGTAGCCGAGAACGGTGTCCTCACCGATACGCATAAACCGCTTAGACGGGGAATTGGAATCTAACGCCGCTTTGTATGCCGCCGCCGCGTCATTCGCCCAACGCCGCATATACGGTCGAGTCGTATCGTAGAAGTCATTGATACCATTGTTGAAACCGCTAATAACATCTTTGGCAATGTCATAGAACACGCTGTACGAGACAATCCCTGTAAAGGCGTTCTTCACGGTGTTTGCAAACGATACCATACCGCTCTTAGCAGTCGGGTAATTACTGGTGATACCATTGTTGAAACCGCTCACAATATCCTTGGCGTAGTTGCCGAATGTCGTTCGGTTGATTGCGCCAAAGGACGCGGAGGTAAACCAGTTCTTGAGGTTGGAAGCCCAAGAAATGAAGCTCGACTTACAGGTTGTGGCGTTGGTGTTCAGCGAGTTCTTGAACCCGTCCACCAGTGTTTTCGCCGCATTAGAGAAGTCAGAGGACTTGGACTTAATACCGTCCACAAATCCCGTCACGAGCTTCTGACCGACCTCTTTCATGTTCACGAACATACCCGTAGACAGTTCAACATTACTGTTGCAGAGCGTTTCCATTTCAGTAAGGAAGCCCTTATACTGTTTGAGCAGGTCGATTGCCGTTTTCAGTTCGGGTACAGCCAAGTTCAGCTTTTCGTTAAGGGTAGTGGTTTGGTTGTAAATGTTCTCCACATCGTCAGCCAGTTTCTCAACGGGGTCTTGCGTGAACCAACCAATGATGGTGTCAATGGTCGCACTCAGTCCGGCGATAGCCGAAACCTCCGTGTACCGTACCACCTGTCCGGCGAACTCCGTCATAAAATCAACGAAATCGCTCATATTATCGGACAGCGTAGGCAGTTTACTGTTGAGGTTATTGAGAGCGGGGGCGAGGTTGTTTCCAAGCTCGTCTGCGGTAGCGGCCAAACTCTCACAGAACAGCACGAACGCCGCCGCAAGCTCTACCAACAGAGCCGTACCGAGTCCGATAGCCAACGGGAGCAGACCTGCGCTTGCCACGGTAGCCACGCCGAGAGCGGCAGTTACCACGCCGATACCAACAAGCAGAGCCGTACCGAGACCGATACCCGTTGCAATGGTTTCCCCGTTATCAAGAACAGGTTGCCATGCTTGACCGATTTCGTCCAGACCCTTACCGATAGCCCAAATCTCCACAAGGAACAATCCTGTTGCGACTCCCAATTCTGCGAGGATAGCCGTGCCGAGAGCAATGTTCACAATGAGCGGAGTGCCGACAGAGCCGAGCAGAGCGGTCACAACGCCGACAGCCGCCAAGATACCGACACCGATACCCATAGCCGCCGCAACCGTACCGCCGTTGTCGATAACAGGTTGCCAAGATTCACCGACCTGCGCTAATCCCTCACCGAGTAGAATGATTGCTCCCGTGATGAGAAGTGCCGCCGCCGCGACTTCTGCGACAATTACGATACCCAAACCGAGGTTCTTTGCAAGAGAAGTTAGGTTCGGGGACAGCTTTGCACTGACCGTTGTATCGAGAGTTTCTGTTGCTGTCGCAACGGTCGTGACCGCTTCGGAAGCCTTACCGATAGTAGCGACCTCCTTGAGCTTGGAGAACACATCTAACGCCATAGCGAGACCGCCAAGAACTTCCAGTGCGCCGATAATCAGCGTCACCTTATCCACACCGCTCCAATCACCTTGTTTGATTGCGTCCCAATTCGCGCCAATCTCTGTGATAATGGAGGTAAAACCTTGAATAGCCAGTCCCCATGCCGCTACCTTGAGGTTGCCCGTAAACACACCGATACCGATTGCAATATTAGTGAGACCTCTGATAGCGGTATTAGCATTTTCCCAATTTACACCGCTTTCGGAAATGTCCTTGATTGCAACGGCAATTTCGCCGATACCCTGTACGACCTTGAGCGCACCGCCAATCTTGAGATTGCCGAGGATAATCAAGCAGTCACCGATTGCACCTGTGAACTCGCTTATCATACCAACAACATTTTGGAATGTTGCGCCGTTCTCAAGGAAGTCTTGGAAATATCCGATGAACTCATTGAGGTCGGACAACAGCCCAAGTGCGCCGAGTCCCGCCCAACCTGCACCGAATCCCTTGAACGAGGTAATATACTTCACGAAATCGGCAACACTCTTTGCGATTTTCCACGCCGCGAGACCTGCGCCGATAGCTCCCACCGTCAACAGGATTTTTCCAAGACGGGTATCGAACAGGTCAGCCCACGAGTCGATTTCCTTGTTCAGACCGAGCCATTCTTTCATTTTCTGAACAATCTCATCAACCTTTGAACTGATAGCATCGTTAAGAAAATCGTAGGTCGGCAGGTCAAAGCCGAGACCTCCACCGCCGCCAATGTCACCGATACCCGAACCGCTACTGCTCGTATCTTCGGGAGGAGAGATAATGTTTAGCTCGTCAATGCCGAGCAGAGCATTTTTCAGCTCCTTTGCCTTTTTGGTTGCGTCACCGAGACCGTCACCAATATCCTGCGTACTGTCCGCAATACCGCCGACAGACGAGCCGATACCACTGTAATCAATCTCTGGCAGAGCAAATCCAAACAGACTTGCGATAGCGTTTGCAATAAGACGAATGACCTTTGCTACGGCAATCGCATACGGTAGGATTGCGTTCAGAGCGGGGATAAAGATATTACCGATTGCACGGGCGCACTGAGTTACCTGCGCTTGCAGGACACGGAGTTGGTTCGCGGGAGCGTTCAGCGTTCTTGCCATATCGCCTTGTACTGTCGTTACCTGTGTCATAATGGCGTAGTAACGCAACTCCGCTTTCTCAGCCTGTGTCATAGCCGATACTTTCTTCTCAATACCGAGGGTATATGCTTCCTGTTGCAGACGAGCCACAGACAGGTCGTAACCAAGTCTACGGAGCGGTTCAAGTTCGCCGGAGATACCCGACTGCAACTTTTGGAACGACTCCTCGAACGGGATATTGAAGAACGAGGAAATGTCATACCCAAGCTGAGTCAAGTTCTGACTCATCGTGTACGCTCTGTCACTTGCCACACCGAAACCCTTGGTAATCGTCATAAACACGCCTTGGTTTCTCATCCATTCGGCGGGGTCGATACCAACGATTTCGCTGACTCGCTCTGCGTATTCCTGTGCCGCCGTTGCATACTCGCCCATAGAAGCGGTGAACAAGTTCAAGTCCTCGACATACTGGTTGGACTTATTGATAAATCCCGCCAGTACAGACGCGGCTTTTTTGACCGCTATAACAGCGATACTGATTTTCGCGGCGAGGTTCACATAGCTTGTGGACGCTTTATCGTTCGACTTGGACAGGTTGTTCGTACTGGTAATCAACCTTTGGATTCTTGCCGGGAACGCCGCAAACCCGCTCGAAATGGCTTGCATTTGCGTGGCGAGAGGAGTGAAAGCGTCAGCCAACTGCTGAACCTGTGAAGCAAGCTCCCCGATATTTACCGTCTTTAGGGACTGCATAAGAGCGGGGATTTTGCCAAGCTGAGTCACGAACGAGGTGAGGTTATTCTTCCCCATCTGCGAGAGAGGGGCGAGAGCTGATACGAGCTGAGAAATCTGTGTTCCCAACCCGCCCATGTCCACACCGTTGAGAGCCTGTACCGCTTGCGGCAATCGCTGTAACTGAGAGATAAAGCTGTTGAGGTTCGACTTGCCGATGGTGGAAAGCGGGGTAAGTGCGTCTGCAAGCCGACCAAGCGAGGAAAAATCAGTCCCATTCAGAGACCGTACCGCTGTGCCGAGGTTGGTAATCTGATTTGCCACAGAGGACGAGAGCTTGAGATTTCCACAGGAGGAAAGTGCCCGTAATCCCTGTGCCATCTTGTTTAGATTATCCGCGTTGGTGGAGCTGATACCGTTCAGTGCGGTATTTAGTGTGGTAAGCTGTTTGGCAACGGCAGTCAGTCCTACGCCACCCTTGGTGGCGGTTTTCAGTTTACCCAAAGAAGAAGCAAGCGCGTCTATACTCCCGACTGCTGATGTAGCACTCGATTGTACTTCCAATTCCAACTGCTCGATTGTGGTAGACACGGTTCTCACTTCCCTTCAAATTTTTTGTTATGCTTTGCCATAAAGCCCTCGATAAGTGCTTTGCCCTTATCGTAGATTTTCTTGTCCTTTTCTTCCTGCTGATACTCAGCCTGTTTTTCCGTAATAGAAAACGGTTCTGACAAGTACGGAGCAGGTTTCGTACCCTTTTTGGCAAAAGCATGGAGCAGAGGTGACACACGGGACAGAGCTTCGTAGAAATACGCACCCTGTAACCACATCTCTTGGTTTTTTCTGCTCGTTCGGAGTTCTGCCGCTTTGCGATAGGCAATTACCAATCGGCAATCCCTATCCCAATACTGTTCCTCGGTCATACCGAGAGACAGATAGTATGGAAAAAGCTCCTCAAATTTCTCTCTGTAAGAGTGGAGGGGAGCAGTGGCAGTAACACCACCACTCCCCTCAGTGGAGGACAGCGGGTCACTCACCAAGTCGCTGTCCAGTTCAAGTTTCCCTTGCTTTCTTCGGGTTCTTCAACGAGGGTCATAATCGGTTCGTTATACATTTCTGCCAGCTTACCGATAAGCTCCTCTTTCTTGGTGAGCTTAGAATAGATTGTGTCAATGGTGTCCTGTTTCACAAAACGATGGTGAGCGAGGAACGCACCTGCGAACAGTGCCGGGAGGGTACTCATGGGCTTTTCGGTGATTTCAGACGCGATAAAACCCTTTTTCTCCATTTCCGCAACGGTTCTGCGGGTGTATTCGAGGGTGTATTCCTTATCCTCGAAAGTGAAAGTCAACTGTTTACTCATTGTTCTGTCCTCCTAATTTTTCTTTTACTCTGCTACGGTGATAGGCGTAGACGGTGCGATAGTGACGGTCATATCAACGACCTCATTCACGCCGCCGCCAACAGGGAACGCGGAAAGCTGACCCTTGAACTCGAACTTGCCGTCAGAGCCAGTGGGGGTCAGAACGCCACCACTCTCAGTGCCGCCAAACCATACCGCGTAAGACTCCTCCTTGCCCTCAAGAGCTTTCAGAGTGGTATAGTCAGCCTTGGTGTAGTTCGCGGTGAACTCAAGAGCGTCCAAGGACTGAATACCGGGGATATAGGTTTGCATTTTGTCGGAAAGCGTGGTGGTCTCCAACATCTCCGGCGCACCGCCGAGGTCGGGGAAGTCCTTAATGTCGATAACCTTTTCGTAGGTATCGCCAGTAGACGCTTTCTTCATAAGGAAAACCTTATAGGTGGAAATAGCCATGATTTTTACCTCCTGTAAATTGTTTTATTTTTGGATATTACTGCCCGGTAGCGACCGAGCATACGATATATGGTCGCTTCGTCTTGGTTGGGTACGGGTTCAAGCATTGTACGAGTGAAGTTCAGCCCCAAGAGCAGTTCGTCAATAAACGCCGCCAGTGCTTTACACTCCGCTTTCTTTCCCGATGTCTTATTGGAGTAGACATTCACCTCATAGGTGACAGCGACATGATTTTCGTGTCCTTCCGTAGTCTGAGAGTTGCGAAATGTGGCGTTGTCTATCTCTACAATGGAGACAAAAGGAAACGAGGAGGGTGATTTGACATATTCGCTCATAATGAGCAGGTCGGGACATTTCTTCTCGAACGCCGCATAAACCTTATCCGATACTTCGTCAAAAATATCGTCTTCCATGTCAATCATTGAAACACCTCCCTCGCTATTTCTGCGATTTCGTCACACACGGTCTTTACGGCGTTATACATCGGCATGGTGGCGGGTGCGCCGTGAGTCAAGCGTAGTTCTCCGTCCTCATAGAACCCCCACACATCTTTCTTACCCATGCCCTTGCCGTAACCGCCAATGGTGAACCCAAGCTCAGACCCTTTCGGGTGAGGGGAAGTCCCCGCAGAGCCGTTATAATGAACACCTGCACCGAACTCGACCCAAACCGCGTCTTCACCCCTTGCGATAACAAGGGTCACATTGTCTCGTTGGTCGATACTCACATCGACCTGTGCGGTACGCTGACCGCCTTTCAGTAAATCATCAACGACAGCTCCCGCAAATCCGTCCCGTGACAGCTCTGCAAGCCGTTCCGCTACCCGCGTTCGTAAGAGGTCGGTTTTGCGGATAATGTCCTGCTTATACTGTTCCAGTTCTCGTATCGCCCTGTCGATTTCACGCTCTGACAACCCAAATCGGATAACCTTTTTACCCACTGACCGTCACCTTGCTTATCGCAATCGACACACAGTTCAGACTCTTTGCGACTTTCTTCACCACATAATCGTGAGGGGTAATGACTTCGCCCTCATCGTTTGTGGCAAGTGTACCGTCCGCATTGAGTTCCGGCAGAGTATCGACCCACAGGATTGAATACTCATCAATGGCGGGGGTCACGAAATCCATCACAATTACCTTGTCATAGGTCTCATTCTCACCGAACTGCCGTGTCTGCGTCTCACCCTTGGCGGCTGAGATATTAGCGTGTTCTTCAATGGGATTGCCGTGAACGACCTTATACTGACCTGTTTTCCTGCCTTGCTCGTTGAGGATAGGTTCTCTGCTCTTGTATAGAGCGTAGTAGAACTTGACCTTGTTTCGGTTCATGCACCTCATCGAATCACCCCGCAATGTGGCGTGACCGCCTTGAGCATGGACGCAGGAACATCGGCGTTCTCATACTGTCTCGTAATGCCGTTCTCCGTGTGGGAGGTCTGACCCTCCGCGCCGCGCTTGTTCAGCATATAGGCGGCAATCTCGACTTGGAGATAATCGTACTTGGCAGGAACTTCGGTCACAGTATCGTCATACGGGAAAGCCTTGGTGATGATTTTGTTGCCCGACAGCTTGAGGTAGGTGGACAACACTTCGTCCGTATCGGAATCACCGACCATAGCTTTCAGAGCCGCCAGTTTTTCAGCGTCAGTCATGTTGTCCACCTCCGTTTCATCAAGCAATCTCGTACCAACCCTTGGTCTTCGGGTTATCACCCTCTGCGGGGGTCACGGCGATATAGCCGTTACCGACCTGCTCATAGTAGGTCTTACTGGTGGTAACAGTCGTATCACTGGACTTGGTAGCCGTACCCTTGAAAATCTTCACGCACTTGGTCTCGTCCGTCAGTGCGGGGAGATAATACTTACGGCTGATGATGGTGTTCTTACGAGTGTTCGCGTCACTGGAATCACGGGGAGGAGTCTCGACCTCGACACCCTTTTTGTTGAACAGGGTGACAGCTTCACGAGTACCCATGATGATAGTGCCGGACACAGCGTCTTTCTTGGTGTAGATGTTCACACCCGCCACAGTGCCGATATAGCCAGTCTTGGCGAACGCTTCCACATACTGCAAAGTGTCTTTCAGTGCCTTACGCAGAGTAGCCACATCAGCAGAGCAGACGAACGCAAAGATGGACACACCCTCAAGGTTCTCAAGGTTTAGCACGGACTGAGCGTCTGCAAAGCAGTCAAAGTCCAGTGCGGTAGTGACAACCACCTGCGTTGCCTTGTTGAACTCAGTGAAGATGTCCGCATTGACCGTGTTGAACATATCCGTACCCATGTGGCGAACGCCCACGGGAACGAGCATGGGGTCGGTCATTTCCTGCTCGTCATAATACTCGAAACGGTTCTGAGCAAGCAGAATACGGTACTCCTCCGGGGTGTAGGAAACCTCGATGGACTGAGTATTGCCCTCACCCATACCGAGCTTCTGAGTGCCGTTGGTAGCCTTGTAGCGGTTGATTTTGCGGAGCATACCCGCCGTACCCACCAGAGAGTTATCAACAGTACAGAACTGTTGCAGGTCAAGGTGGGAGTTATACTGGTCTTCAACCTCGTTGGAGAGGTAGAAATTATCATAAATCTTGTGCGCCATTATTCTTTACCTCCTGTGTAAAGTTCTTTATATTCCTCCGCGTGTTCCTCCGAAAACTTGAGACGGTCTTCGGGGGACATTTTGCGAAGCTTTTCCAATGTCATAGTCTTGCCGTCCCCATCGGGAGTAGGTTTCGGAGTATCTTTCAGAGCTTCCGCACGAATCCTCTTTTCAAAGGAAGTGAGGTGCTTCTTCTGATTGGCAAAGACCTTTTCCAAATTGCCGTCTGCCATAGCTTCCGCTGTCTCGTCAGCCAAACTTTCCTCATAGCCCAATGCGACCAATTTCGCCTTGTTCTTGGAGACCGCGCTTTCACGCAGGAGCTTGTTGTACTTTTCCTCAAGCTCGTCACGCTCCTCTTTCTCTTTTAGCTTGGCGGCTTCGTCCTCAGAGAGCTTATCCCGCAGTTCCTTTTTCTTCTCAGCCAGTTCGGAAGCGGTCTTGTCGAACAGCTTCTTATCCACATAGCCGGAATAATCGGGGTCGGGAATGTCGTAGGCTTCCAACGCCTTGAGCTTATCCTCTGCGGACATTTCGGCATATCCCTCAATCTTTGTAAAATCAATCTTCGCCATAAAATATTCCTCCTTGCGTTTTTACGGGTTCTCTCCCGTTATAGTGCGATTTAAGGTTTCTCTACCTGTCTGCGATTAAAGTCTTCTCTGACTATCTCAAACGGCTTACGCCGCCTAAAATCACTGGTCGTTATCCCCGTTTGGGTCGGTAACAGGGGTTTGCTCAATCACTTTCGCCTGTTCCTGCTCGTAATACTTCACGCTCATTGCATACGCCCGTTCGGGGTCGATGAACAAGCCAGAGTGTTGGAAAGCAAGAAGCGGGTGAATTTTCGGATTGTCGAGCATGGTCGTAAGCACCTGCGACTTACTCTGAATGTTCTCGTAATTGCGGCGAGTGAACTGTAATTCGATGTCCTTGAGTGCAATGTCAAAATCACTCAGCTCCCGGCAAATACGCAATACGAGCTTGAGCATTTTCTTCTCAGCCTTTTTGAACATATTTTCGCTGTCCTTTGCCCTCGCTTCCGCAAGAGACCAACCGTCTCGCAGAAGTACAGCCGCGCCCGTGTCGCTCGTGGAGCTACCACCGTTACGGTTCGGCATACCGCAGATTGTGAGAATGGAGTTGTAGCAATCCTCTTTCAAGGTCTGCGTCTGCGTCTGATTGAGGTCGGTCGTGACAACTCCTACATCAGCGTTTGCACCGTCTACGGACTTCACCTTGATTGCACCGAGGGTCAAGAACTCCTCGTACTCCTCTTTGGTGATGTCACAGTTGATAAACTTGATAAACGCCTGTACCACCTGTTCCACACCGTCCATACGGTTGGAGGTGATGTTGTTCATGGTGTCAAGTAGCGGCAGGACGATTTCAAACGACCCAAGCCGAGCATTATTCGCCGGGTACTCGAAAATGGGTATCATGTTCAGAGCGTGAGGGGTGGACTCTTTCAGAATATCCCCATCAACGAGATAGTAGCGGTTTTCCGTGTAGATGGAATAGTGGGTAATCTCGCTATCGTCTTTACTGTACTTAACCGCCATAAGCGGCTTATTTCCGATTTCGTTGGAGTACACCACAAAGGTGTCTCGCGGGTCGAGCGTGTAAAGCTCAAACGGGGACTCGTCTTCCTCGCCCCGTGCGTCCGGCAGAACCAGTCGGAACGCCGTACCGCAAATCATTTGCCACTCTACGATTTCTTGGTCTTGAGCGGCTTTATCCTCTGCGAACATCAGCTCATTCAAGCGGGTAATCGCCGCCGTAACGGACTCCTCACCGCTTTTGCCGACATACTGGATAGGTTCACCGCACAGATACCCGACCTTAAAGGACACAATCTCATTTGCGCGGTTCTCCACAATGCGGTTACAGATTTCGGGGCGCACATCTTTGGTGCGGTTCAAAATCGGTTGCTTACCCTTGTAGTAGTCCCACAGGTAGTCAATTTCCGAGCGATTCAGAGCGTGAACGGACAATGCTTTGAGCAACACTTCCACGACATTCTCATCTGTGATTTCGGTGACGCTACTCTTGATAACTCTGCGCCCGAACATCTGACGAGTCTCTGCAACGGGCTTGGAAGTGTCAATTACATTTCCCACATTTGTCCCTCCTCTCTGAAAAAGTAAAATGGCGCACGACCGCCGAGAACTTTCGTTCCCGCGCAATCATGCGCCACTCAAAACAATCTATTTCTACACTTACGATTATAGCATACTAATTCGCAAAAGTCAATATTCTTGTTCTTATTTTGCGAATTATATGTGGAAAACTCTGTTGAAATTGTGAATTACCAAGGTCGCTTGAATACTTCTACTTTTTGACCGCTCAAAGACTGTGCATATTCTGCAAGCATAGCCATACCGTCCGGCACATCGTCGTGCTTGTTCTTACCTGCCACAGTGTAGGAGCAGAGCATATCCATCATCTTGCCGTAGTCCGATTTTCTCTGATAGAGGGAAGCGTCCTTGAACAGACAATGTTCCTTGACCCATGCACTGTTGACAATGATTTTCGTCTCCTTGTTGGCGGTAGTGAACTTGGTCGTGATATGAGTAATGCCGTTTTTCTTTTTGACCTCCTCTTGTATCTTCTCAGCCACGCGCCGACCTGCTGAGTTGGACTCAAAACGGCAGGACTTGACCTTATCCCGCACGAGGATTTCCACCAACCGAGCGTCCACGATGTTCGGCAGTCCATTGTCGCATACACAATCGTCAATATAGTAGTCCTGTCCGTACACAAACGCCACAGGCAGGAAAGCGTAGTCCGCGCCCTTGTCCTTGGTATCGCAGATACCGATAATTGCGTCAGCGTCCTCTTTCGGCAGTTCAAAGTATCGGCGTAGCTCGTCCGGCGAGTAGACCAAGCCCTCACGCTCAATGGGTTCGTTCATATACAACGCTCTCCACGAAACATCGTCCATAATGCCGCGCTGTTCGCGGTAGAACTTGGTGGAGAACCCAACACCGTAGGCATAGTCAAAGTTGGACTCATCGTTTTCGTCCATAGCGGGAACAACGATGAACCTCGCTCTATCGCTGTCCATATACTCTCGCTCCAATCGTCCGATAACATCATGTACCGACCATCGGGTAGCGATATGGAGTTCCTTACAGTGGTCTCCGATTTTACGCTGTCTCAAGTCCGTGGTGTAGGTCTCCCACAGCTTGTCCAGTCGTTCCTTGGAGAGCGCAACCTCAATGCCGGACACCAAATCATCACAGTAGAGGAGGGTAGCCGCACGATACAGACCTGCGTTGCCCGTTCCGATAGAGGTGAACTCCAAGGTTTCAAAACGCTGTCTCTTGTCGAGGTCAATACGACAGTCCTTGGCGTTCGTGTTCGATACCTGTATTTCGGGGAACACATCATGCCACAGGTAATCTCCGCTTGCGTCAAAGATACGCAGACACTCATCATACACTCCACGCACGAATGAGTTGGAGTGAGAGCCTGTCAGCATTGGTTCGTTCGGAATCCTACCGCCGAGCCAAGTGAGGTAGAAGATAGCGAGAGTGGTCTTACCGCTACCGGGCGGCAGACTGACTGCAAGCAAGTCCAGTTTATCATCTGCAAGCTCCTGTAATGCGTCTACCACCTGTTTCAGTACCTTTCGGCGTGGCGGGTAGAACTTCTTTTTCGGTTCTCTGTTCCACTCCACATAGAGCAGGTAACTGTCGAAATCATATCGGGCGGCGGCGAGAAGAACTCGCTTGTGCAGTCCGTACAGTTCCTTAACCTCCTCCTCAGTAGAGAGCGGGTCGCTGATAGCCCTCTCACATTCAGTTGACAATAGCTTGAGATACTTCACCCCAAGCGGAATATCCTCTTTCATAGCTTCCTTGCACATATAGAGCAGGTCTTCCCAAGTCTGAAAAAGGTAAGAGTCCTTTTTTATTTTTTCGAGAATTTTTGAAAGTAGCTTTTCCATGTTTACCTCCTACAAAAAGAAAAGCGCATGACTGGTCGAGCAAAAGCTCTCGCAATCATGCGCCAAAATCATCAATCGTCATTCTGTTTTCTGATACAGAAATTCAAGCCCGTTCTTTTGGTCTCGAATACTTTCAACCGTATCGTCCTTTACATAGAACACCATGTAGTAGTATTTCTCCTGCACATTGGAGTAAATCCAACCCGTGTACCGCTGACCGTCTGCGTAATCCTCAATCTGCTTCCACTCATTGAGCTTGTTCAGAGAGGGCGGTACATCGGTCTGCGCCAGAGCGTTTTCAATGTCCTGCGCCAGTTCCACCGAGATACCGTTATCCTGTGCGAACTTCTCAGCGTCCGTCAGTTCCGGCGTTTTCTCTTTCTGACCGCACCCGACCAGCGAAAATACCATCACGACCATACACAATGCCAAAATCAGTTTTCTCATACACCAATCCTCCTAATCCCTTGCTGTTTGCACTTACGGAAAAATGTGGACTCCGACAGCCCGGACTGCTCGATAGCATCTTTCAGTGGGAGAGTCCCATCCTGCCAACTCCGAGCCGCCGTGAGAAACCTGTCTGTCACCGCAATCGGCTTGCGCCCTTTGTACTTGCCCTCCGCTTTGGCAATCTCAATACCCTCACGCTGTCTTTCAAGGATATTCTCTCGCTCCAACTCCGACAATGCCGCAAATACCGTCAGCATAAACCGCCCTTGTGGAGTGTTGGTGTCCACTTTCTCCTTGTCTGATACCAGTTGCACACCTCGTCCCGACAGCACCGACACCGTACCGAGTAAATCTCGTGTACTGCGGGAGAGCCTTGAGAATGATTCCACATACAGGGTATCTCCCTCGCGCAAGAATGAGAGCATTTCGTTGAACTGCGGTCTGTCGGTGTTCTTCCCGCTGATTTTGTCAAGGAATACTTTCTCCACACCAAGAGACTTCATCAACTCCACCTGTCTTGCCGGATTTTGTTCTGCGGTGCTGACTCGTACATAACCGACCCTCATGTACCCACCTCCGATTTACTTTTCTCGCGGGATATAGGTCAGTTCAATGTCATACCCAAGGGCTTCCATGATTTCTACGAAAGTCTTGTTCATAATCCCGTCTTTCTTCTTGACGATTCTGTTGACATACTGACCCGTAGTCCCGATTTTCTCTGCAACGGTAAGCTGTGTGATACCCTGTTCTACACACTTGACCTTTACATCGAGTTCAATATTGTTGCGTACCATAGCACGACCTCCTTATGTTTGTGGGATTAGTATAGCACGAGAGAAGATGAATGTCAATACTGAAAAGATAATTTATAGTCCTTTTTATTCTTTTTGAAATTTTCGGCTACTCAACGCACTCCCTCGCCCCGCGCCGCCGCGCGGCTTTCCCCCTCCGGGGGTATGCCCTCACGCCGCGCCCGCCCCGCTGTCAATAGCATTTCGCGCCCGTGACAGTACCGCCAAAACGCGAAAAATAACCCTATTGAATGCGCCCCGCGCCCCTGTCAATAAACTACACCCAAACGACAGCGGAAACGCCCCGCAAAACGGCATAGAACGCCCCTAAACGGGCGATATTATAGCGGGTAGTATAGGAATACCCCGAACACAATAAAAGCCCGTACAACGCCACGCAAGCCCCATTATAAAGGGTATAGCATAAAGCACCCGCCACGCGCCCCTGTCGCGCCGTGTAGCGCGTTCTATTGCATGGGGTATATACTCATATACACCCCAAACAATAAAAGCCCGTCACGGGCTTGTAAAGGGCATAGGAAAAGCCCCGCCAATAATAGCGGGGCTTGCCTGTTATTTATTGAGTTTTAACAATTCAGCCAATACCACCAACGGAAAAAGCAAGATACAAATTAGCGTCATTCTTTCAACCTCCTATATTATGAGAATGTAAAGCGGCGGCTTTCCGTTGTTCGGGTATATTTCGCGGCTATTTCGGGCGCGTCCTTTTTTAGTGCTGTCGTATCAATACGGGAGGAAACAACCGCTTTATAGCTTGCTTTATGTTCCGTTCCTGTCAAGCTGTCAACGCCTGTTTCCCTCATGTACTGTTTTAGCGCGTCTTTCAATGCGTCAATGTTTGCGGCTATTTCCTCACCCATGCGGATATATTCCGCTAATTCTTTCATAGTGTTATCAATGTTCATTGTTCAACCTCCTGTATTTTCAAAACATGATACCGCCCCAATACCGAATAAATAGCGGACTTATTTGGCGCGTATAATTCCATAATTCCATAATAACGAACATTCACCCAATACACCCGGCAAAACTCACGCAAGGAAAACGCCCAACCGCCAATTTTAACAACGGGATTTTTCAGCGTTTCTATTGTCGCGGATTGCCTGTAATATTCCTTTATGGCGTTTTTATCGCCGTTTTCATATGCCGCAATAGCAACAGCTACACGGGATTGCAACGCGCTTTCAATCGGCGCGGGTTCCCAATTCACGAATTGCCAATATTTCATAATTCAAACCCCCATTCTAATACATTCATCAAGCGGGATTTTGTACCCGTTCAACCTCACGAACGCGCCGCCGCGCCTATCATACTGGATTTTCAAACGGTGGTACTTTTGCGCCGCTTTCCCGCCATACCAACAGCCGGAAACGCAATATAAATAATCATTGATACCATATTCAATGCCCTTTATTTCAAGCCCATTCAAGCCGCTATAATATGCAACGCTTTCCCGGCTTTCGCAATATTCACGCTTTTTCATTTTTCTTTACCTCCTCAATAAATGCCCGTTGTAATTCCCGCAATGCGTCCCGCGTTTCCTCATAGCCGGAAATATAGCGGATTTTTTCGGCTTGCGTTTCGTACTTTTCCCGCAATTCATAGGACGGGCGAACATTTCCGAATGGGGAATAACCTGTTGCAATCGCAACCCCGCCGCCCATGTCGTAAATATCCGCGCCCCACCCTTCACGGCGTACAGTGTACCCAACGGGGCTTTCATAATTCAAAAGGTTTTGCAATCCGCAATAGGGAACAGAAATAACCGTGGGATAATTCGCCCGGATTGCTTTTTGTGTTGTCTTGAATTTCATTTTGTTTTACCTCCTCAATAATTCGCGGTGCGTCTTGTACACATTGCTTTCAAACTTTCGGCGGGGGTCATATCGGCGGCGCGGGGCTTGCTTTCCGCAATGGGTAAAGCGTCCCACCACTTTTTCCCGCCGCCCTCAATGCCGAACATTTCAATAAAGCTGTTGATATGGCGCATTGTGGTTGCGCTGTACCCCTCCCACATTCGGACAAATTCGCCGCTTTTATCAATCTTGCAAACGGTAGTATCATAAGACTGTAAAAGCGTTTCCCCGTCCATTTCAATAACTTTTGCTTTCCCGTAAAAGGATTTTGCCCGGTCATAGCCTGTTGGGGTCAATTCGTAAATTCGCATTTTGCAAACC